ATTAGGTGGGTACCCGTGGCCAAAAAAAAGAATCAGACCATGATTGATATGGTAACAAGTTTACTTGCTCAAGGTAGGTTTTTTTATTTGAATAATGAAAATAACAAGATATTCATTGAAGAACATAAAATGTACAGATATGATGAAAAAACTATCAAGACACCAGAACCAAAAGTAATTAAAGAGGACGATCACACCGTCGACGAATTTAAGTATTTTGTTTTAGACAACTCAAAACTATTAGGATTAAAAGTGTAGGAGTATAAAAATGAAAATTATACAAATTATTAAAGATTTTTTCAAAAGGAGCAAATATACAATGCAAGGAAGTTTAACAAGCATATTAGACCATCCGAAAATTGTTGTGTCTTCGGAAGAATACAACAGGATTCAGAACAATTTGAGATACTTTCAAAGTAAGTTTAACGATGTAACCTATCTAAATACAGACGGGGAGCAACGAACAAGAAAATTTAATCATTTACCATTAGCAAGAACAGCTTGTAAGAAGATAGCTAGTTTGGTTTATAATGAACAAGCTGAAATAACGGTGAATAATGAAACGATTAATCAATTTGTTAATGATGTTTTGCTAAATGATAGATTTAACAAAAACTTTGAAAGATATCTTGAAAGTTGTTTGGCTTTGGGTGGGATGGCAATGAGGCCGTATTTTGATGGTAAAACAATTAAGGTAGCATTTATTCAAGCACCAGTATTTTTACCATTACAAAGCAACATACAAGATGTAAGTAGTGCAGCAATCATTACTAAGACTGTTAAAAGTCAAGGTAAGACAAATATTTATTACACATTAGTTGAATTCCACGAATGGAACGATGAAGATTTAACAATTACAAATGAGCTTTACAAGTCAAACAATTCAAGCACAATTGGTAGTCAAGTGTTATTGAGTGAACTATATGAAGACCTAGAGGAAAGCATAGTGATTAAAGGACTGACTAGACCGTTATTTACTTACTTGAAAACTCCAGGAATGAACAATAAAGATATTAATAGTCCGTTGGGGTTATCGATATTTGACAATGCGAAAACAACAATTGATTTTATTAATAGAACTTATGATGAGTTTATGTGGGAAATTAAGATGGGACAACGTAGAGTTGCCGTTCCAGAAGGGTTGACAACTATGACTGTTATGACAGGAACTGAATTTACAACTAGACGAAGATTTGAAACTGATCAAAATGTTTATGTTCAAATAGGTGGTGGACTTGATGAAAGTAAAATTGTTGATTTAACTACGCCGATTAGAGCAGATGACTATATCAAAGCCATTAACAAAGGATTAGCGATGTTTGAAATGCAAGTTGGAGTTAGTGGTGGAATGTTTAGTTTTGACGGAAAAACGATGAAGACTGCAACAGAAGTTGTTAGCGAAAATTCAGATACATTTCAGTTGAGAAATAGCATTGTGTCACTAGTGGAACATTCAATCAAAGAGCTTGTAGTATCTATTTGTGAATTAGGTAAAGCACATGGGATTTATCACGGTGAAATACCTAAGCTTGAAGATATATCAGTTAACCTTGATGATGGAGTATTCACAGATAGAAATGCAGAGCTTGATTATTGGGTTAAAGCCTTAGCAAGTGGAATTGTTAGTAAGCAGTACGCTATTTCTAAAGTATTGGGCATGACTGATGAAGAAGCTAGTAAGATGTTAAATGAGATTAACGAAGAAGTACAGCCGAATCTTGATGAAACTGATGAGGTAATCTATGGAGATAAAGAATAATGACGGGAATTTTTGGATAAAAGAAAAAGAAGTAGAAGGTTTATATCATGAATTATCCATGGAAATGATGAAGAACATAGTCAGAAGATTAAAGCAACGTGGAACTGCTGATTTAATTGAAAATCCTTATGTGTGGCAGTTAGAAAAGTTAAACGATATGCATTTAATCACAGAAGAAAATGTTAAATTGATTTCTAAATATAGCGGAGTTGCTGAAGATGTGTTTAGAGATGTAATTGCTAATGAGGGTTATAAAATATATCAAGATAGCCATCAACAATTAGCACAGGCTTTGAAAACTAACGCCCAACCTAATTATTTGGTTCAGGATAGCTTAAATTCATTAGCTAAGCAAACAATGTTTGAAATTAATAACCTAATCAATACTACATTACCTAAGGCACTTCAGAAGAACTATAAACAGACTTTAGAAAGTGCAGTAGCAAGTGTTGTAGCTGGTACTAAGTCAGATAAAAAAGCATTGTCAGAAGCCGTTTTAAAGATGTATGAAAGAGGATTTACAGCTTTTAAAGATAGAGGTGGTAAGACGTGGACTGTAGAGCGATATGCACAAACAGTAATACGGACTACAACTTTCAGAGTATATAGAGAAATGAGAGAAAGGCCCGCTGATGATTTAGGAATCGACACTTATTATTATAGTGCGAAGTCAAGCGCTAGAGAATTATGTGCACCGTTACAACATCAAATAGTAACTAAAGGAGTAGCACGAACAATTAATGGTGAAAGGGTGTTGAGTTTACCAGATTATGGATATGGTAGCCCCGGTGGTTGCTTAGGAATCAACTGTGGACACTATCTGACACCTTTTGTTGTTGGTGTGAATTACAAGCCAGAACTACCAGAATATTTGGAAAATCTAACCGAGGAACAAGCAAAACAAAACGCTCTTGATAAAGCAAGGTTAAAAGCTTTTGATCGTGAGATTAGAATTAACAAGGATAAGCAAATACTAGCTAAAGAATTAGGAGATAAAGAACTACAAGCTAAGCTTAAACTTAAAGAAAAAACATTCAAAACTGGAAGAAAAAGTCTTATAGAAAAAAATCCAACTGTAATTGGAAAATATCCTCAAAAAGTGCTTACTAAAGGGGATGAAAAGGTGTATAATAAAATTAAGAAAGATTATAAAGTTCTGAATAAAGATGAAATTGAATCAGTACAAAAAATTAGTGATTCTACTTATAATAAGTTAAATAAAAAAGAATTGAAATCTTTAAAATCATATACGCAAGGTGGATATCAACAAATTAATGATTATTTAGTCGGTGATATTTATTACAACCGTGGAGAAGATGTTGGAAATATTAGGTCAGCTATGAGTAAGTTTAAATTAGATAGAGATTTAATCGCTTATAGAGGAACTAAGATGAAATATTTCAACGGAGTTAAAGAGGGTGATATTATACCTGGAAATATATTTTATTCAACTAGTTTAGTTAAAGAACGTGCATTAGAATTTTATACTGATATAAGAGATTATTACCAAGAGGACGCAGTATTTCTTGAAATACGTGTTCCAAAAAATACAAATTCTCTATATATCGGAGCTAATACAGATTTTCAGGTTAATGAGAATGAATTATTACTTTCTGACAAATTAAACTATAAGATTAAAAAGATAGATGGAGATCAAATGATATTGGAGGTACACGAAGATGACAAAAAAGAAATTAGAAGAAAAAGAATTTAATAGATTTAGTTATTTAAGACACATACCTAATTTTTATAAAACTGATGAAGAATTTGAGGAGTACTGCCAATTTGCTAAAAGGTTAGGACTTCCGAAACCTGATAGAAATTCAAAAGTTAGACCATTACATGAAAAATAAAAGCACTTAGTAAATTTTTACTAGGTGTTTTTATTATGCAAAAATTCGTCCTGAGTATGACGTTAAAAGGCTTATTTTTTTATGCCTTGCACGGTGTTAAAGTGCTAAAAATTCAGTCTACAGGACGTAAAACGAAAGGAGCTTAAATTATGAGCTTAAAACGAGATATGTTAATCGAAGCAGGAGTAGTTGATAAGGACGCAATCGATAAAATCATGCAAGCGTACGGTGCAGGTTTAGAGAAAGCAAAGCAACAAGTGAAGTTAGAACTAACTGCTGAGAATGACACATTAAAAGCACAACTTGAATCACAAAACACTAAGCTTGAAGAGTTAACTAAAAGTAATGATGTTAATTCAGAAGCTAAACAGGCTTTAGAGAAATTACAGGAAGAATACAACCAATTCAAGGTAGATAGTGATATCAAGTTGGCACAAATCAATAAAACAAATGCTATCGCATTAGCATTAAAAGATGTTAAAGCACACGATAGCGACGTTCTAATGAAGCTTATCGATGTAGATAAGGTTGAGTTAGGAGAAGATGGGAAGCCTAAACTTGATGAGGTGGTTAATTCGTTAAAAGAAAGTAAGCCTTTCTTATTTGAACAGGAACAACAACCAACTACACCTCAGATTACAGTTGGAGGTAACCCTAACGGGAACGGAACAGCAGGGGTCGACCCGTTCCAAGCAGTAATAGACCAATATACGAAATAAAGAAAGGAATTTTAAAATATGACAACAAACAATAATAATTTACCAGTAAGAGTTTACACACCGCAATATACTAAAGTGTTATCTACAATTTTCGGTGTGCAAAAAGCATTTGCAGGAGCCTTAGCTCCAATTCAAACATTAGATGGAGTACAACACAACACTAAGGCTTTCATGGTTAAAACTAACAATACGCCAGTAGTAGTAGGAACTTACAATGCTGATTCAACAAAAGTATTCGGAGCAGGAACAGGAACAGGAAGCCGTTTTGGTGAATTAAAAGAAGTAATCTACACAGACACAGAAGTAAACTATGATTACTCACTAGCGATCCATGAGGGAATTGACCGTTACACAGTTAACAACGATTTAAACGCAGCAGTAGCAGACCGTTTAAGATTACACTCAGAAGCTCAAACTAGAGAGATTAACAAGAAAATCGGAAAATTCTTATCAACAAATGCAGGAGAAACAAAAGAACTTGCTAAACTTGATGAAGCTAGTATTCAGAAACTATTTAACCAAGTTAACGTTTATGTGGTTAATACTGAAATCAACGCACCGATTAAATGTTATGTAAGAGCTCAAGTTTATAATGCTATTATTGATATGGCTTCAACAAATAAATCAAAAGGTTCAAATATAAATTTAGATTCTAACGGTTTATTAAAATATAAAAACATTGAATTAGTTGTAGTGCCTGAACAATACTTTGAAAATAATGTTGTTGCAATCTTCTCTCCAGATGGAATTGTAATTCCATTCATCGGAATTGAAACTGCTAGAACTGTAGAAGCTGAAGATTTTGACGGTGTTAAACTTCAAGCTGCTGCTAAAGGTGGTACATTCGTTCTTGATGATAACAAGAAAGCAATTATTAAAGTTACAAGTGCTACACCGTTAGCATAATAGGAGGAAATAATAATGGTTAAATACTTAGTAAATGTAGATTTTACAGATAAAGATACTTATGAACAAGTGCCTAAAGGTACAGAACTAGATATCACAGTAAAACGTGCTGAAGAAATTTTAAAATCATTAGGTGAGGGAGCTTTAACTAATCTTGAAGAAGTAAAAGAGGAAGTTAAAGAAGTAACACCAGCACCTGCTTCAGTAGAAGAGAAAAAAGAAACTAAAGAGGTTGAGTAATTCAGCCTCTTTTTAGGAGGTTAAAAAATGAGTTATTTAACTTTAGAAGAATACAAAAAATTAGGTTTTGCAGAGATTGAAGAATTTTCAGAATTAAAAGTAAAGGCAGAAATGGCAGTAGATTTATACACTAATTACTTTTATCAAAATAACAATTTAGAAGATGATTTCCCACCAAGAAAACATGCAGTAAAGCTTGCTATCGCTAATCAAATTCGCTACTTGAATGAAACTGGAATACTTACTGCTGAAGATAAACATTCGTTAGGTAGTTTGAGTATTGGAAGAACTACTGTTAATTATGGTGGTAGTGGAACTAGTCCAGCTAAAATTGAAGCTAGTAAATATAATCTAGCATTAGACACGATGAACTTACTAAAAAGCGTTGGGTTCGGTTATAGAGGTGTTTGCTATGATAGATAAGCGCCTTTTAACTGATACTGTAACTGTAAGTTTGGCAGGCGAGAAAGACAAATGGGGGAAGATCACTTATAAAGAACCGTTTGAAATAAAATTCGTTCGGTTTGATAGAAGTTCTTTAGATAAGTCTACAAACACTCAAAACTTAACAAATATCACAAGGAACAAATCGGGAACCTTATTTATTTATCCTAAATTTAATAATGTTGTTGTTGATGATAGTTGGTTGCAAGCCAACATTAAAGATAAACACGGAGATTACAAAGTGATTAGTTTTGAAACTAATTATTTAGGAAATAAAGTATTCTCTTATGAGTTAACGGTGATTTAGATGTCACTAAAAGTATCTTACGATTTATCACCTATGGAGAAGAAATTCGGACCAGGGAATATTAAAAATGCCAGGGTAATGGTTGCTAATCAAGTGGTGATTGACAGTGAAAACTATGTGCCAAGTGATGGTAAAGGAACTTTAAGAGCAACTGGACACGCTGATAACGGTAGCGCCATTTGGGGAACAGTATATGCTAGAGCACAATTCTATGGTACAAATGGAATCGTTAGATTCAGAAAATATACAACCCCTGGTACTGGCAGCAAATGGACTGAAAAAGCTTCTAATAGCAAGATGAAAAATTGGGAAGAAGTAGCTAAGAAAGGATTAGGGATAAGATGATTAATAACATTGATTTTCAAGACGTACTTTGTGATTATATTAATTCTTTAAATTTGCCACTTGTAGCTAGATTAGATTATTTCATTGAATCAGATGATTTAGTGGTTAATTTAATTGCAGGTGGCAAGGTAGAGCGGTTATTTATGGATGGAACACAAGAAATTAGTTTACCTTTCGAAATTGCCATAAAATGTATGGATAATCAAAAAGCTAACTCGATCTTGTGGACTATCCACACCGCACTATCTGAATTTAATTTGCAATTACCTAGTGCGAACAATACTTATCGCTTCTTAGGACTAGAGGTCGGAAAGCCTGCAGTTAATGGACGTGATGAGCAAGATTATTTTATTTATACTTTACGTATAGTAGCAAAAATTGAAATTGAAGGAGATATATTAAATGGCTAGACAAAAGAACGCATTGAGAAAACATTTTGTAGCACCTTTTGATAAGGCGAACGCTACAACAGCACCAACAAAAGAACAGTACAAACTGTTAGCAAAATATATTAAAACAGTAAACGATGAAACAGATGAAGATACTGACGACGTAGCATGGTATGACGGGGACGGTACTCCTGAGGAAACAGTAAAATCAGTTAAAGCTGGGTTCTCATTCGAGGGGAACTTCGATGTAGAAGATGACGCACAAAAACTAATCGCTGACCTTAGATATAAGGTTGGAGATGATAGAAAAGTATGGTTCAAAGTAGTGTCTTCGGACGGTAAGACAGCGTGGGAAGCAGTAGCAATTGTTTCTAAGATTAAAGCCGGAGACGGTGACGCTAGCGACTTTGAAAACTTTGAATGTACGATTAAATGGACAACATTACCAAAACAAACAGCAGTAGCATAATTTAGGAGGATTTAAGCATGGTAGTAATTAAGAAATTTGAAAATGTAATTCCAGTTGATTTTGGAGAGTTTGAATTAAAGTTTGTGACTAGTGATGAAAATGTTATTAAACTAGCAAATGTTGAAGAAAAAGCAGGTGTAGTTAAAGAAAAGATTGGAGAACTAAAAGGAACAACAGAAGATATTAAATTAATCTATGATTTAGCTAAAGAATTATGGGTTGAATTATTCGATGAAGAAACTTTTGAGAAAGTTTATAATCTTTATAACAAATCATGTATGCCAACATTACTAGCAGTATTTCAAACGCTATTTGGGTTAACTCAAGAATTAGGAAGCAGTTATTCTCCAGATAAGCTGATTAAGTATCTAAATATCGACCATGCTTAATTTAGCTTACAAATTAGAAGATGAATTAATCGTTGGTAGTGAAGTTTATAAGCTTAATCTTAGCTTTGATAATGTAATTAGGTTATTTGATATGCTTAATTCTAGTGATCTTGAAGATTTTCAGAAACCACACTTTGCAATGATGATGTTAACAGGTGAATCATTTGAGAAATACTCAATTGAGGACGTAGAATTATTTTTAAAAGAAATTATAAAAGAGCATATCAAAAATAAGGAGTTTAATTCAGTAGAATATGATTTAGCTGGTAATCCTATGCCAGTTAAGGAAATAGAAGAAGAACAGGAGCAATTATATAGTTTGAAATACGATTCAGACTATATTTTTGCTTCTTTTTTACAAGCATACAATATTGATTTAATTGAAATGCAAGGTAAATTGCATTGGAGAAAGTTTAACGCCTTATTAAATGGACTTCCAGATAATACTAAATTTATGGAAGTTGTAAAGATTAGGAGTTATAAACCATCAAAACATGATAGTCCTGAATATAAGGAAAGCATGAGAAAACTACAACGTCAATATGAACTTCCTATCAATGATTAGTTTAAAAGAAAGGAGGTTAATATATGGCAGAAGGAAAAGTTAAAATAGATGTTGACTTGAACGAAAAGGGTGCCACCTCTGGTATCGGACGGTTAAAAAGTGCCTTAAACGGACTTGAAAGTGCTGGAACTAAGGCAGGTTCAGTATTTAAAAGTGTGTTAGGTGCTAACCTAGTAAGTGCTGGAATAAGTGCAGGTATTAGTAGTATTTCTAATGGTATTCGAGGGATGGTAACTGAATTAAACAGTTCAGCGAAAGCCTGGAAAACTTTTGAAGGCAATATGTCAATGATTGGTAAGTCTAAGGAAGAAATCGCACAAGCTAAGGGTGTCATGCAAGATTACGCCACCAAGACTATTTACAGCGCGTCAGATATGGCACAAACCTATTCGCAGTTAGCAGCAGTAGGAATTAAGGAAACTGACAAATTAGTAACTGGTTTTGGTGGTTTAGCAGCAGCGGCAGAAAATCCTAAGCAAGCGATGAAGACTCTATCACAACAAGCTACTCAGATGGCGGCGAAGCCAAAAGTAGCGTGGCAAGACTTTAAATTGATGATGGAGCAAACCCCAGCAGGTATGGCGGCAATTGCCAAGGAAATGGGAATGTCACTTGATGAACTTGTTAAGGGAGTTCAAGATGGAAAAATCAAAACAGAAGATTTTTTCAACGCCATCAAAAAGGTAGGTAACAACGATAGCTTTTCTAAAATGGCGACCGAGTTTAAAACTATAGACCAAGCAATCGATGGAGCGAAAGAAAGTTTAGCTAACAAACTTCAACCAGCGTTTGAGAAAGTGAATAAGTTCGGAATTAAAGCTATTTCAGGTATTGCAGACGCACTAGACAAAGTAGACTTTGGGAACTTTGCTGAAAAGTTAGGTGGTTTCTTAGAAAGTATTGATATTGATGGAGTAGTTAATGGAATAGCTACTTCGATTAGAAATGTTGTTACAGTAGCTAAGGAACTATGGAAAGGGTTGAATGATAGCGGAGCAATAAGCGCCGTTTTAAGTGCCTTTAAAAACATTCAAAAAGCAGTAACTAACCTTGTTACAGCTTTGGCAAATAGTGGAGCAATTAGCACCTTTGCACATGCATTAGGTTTAATTGTGAACGTAGTAGCTAAGGTGATTAGTGGGTTTGCTAAATTAATAGCTTCACTTCCACCAAGTGTAATTAGTGCCATTGCTTATTCATTGTTAGGTATCGTTGGTTCATTAAAAGCTATCAAGTTAGCAACTAAAGGACTTGATTTAATTAAGGGGTTAAACCCGTTTAAATTATTCAAGAAAAACGCTACTGAATCACTAGACGAAGTAACGAAAAAAACTAAAGAAACTAAAAGTACTGTATCTCAAATAATAGAGAGTTTAGGAAAAGTGATAGAATCAGCAGGTAAAGGAATAAGTACTGCAGCTAAGGGAATTGGTGAGGGTATCAAAACAGCATTGAGCGGTGTTCCGTCCGTTTTAACTGCTTTAGGTACTGGAATTTCAACTGCTGCACAAGGTATTGGAACTGGACTTGCTATTGCTTTTAAAGGTTTAGGAAGTGCCATTGCTCTAGTGCCACCACCAACGTGGCTTGCATTGGGTGCTGCTATTCTTTTGGTATGCGCTGGACTTGCACTTTTAGGAACTCAAGGAGATGGAGTTGCTAAGGTCTTTCAAGCTTTAGGAAGTGCCGTGTCTCAAGTGATTATTGCATTAGGCACTGGATTATCAGCCGTTTTAGTTTCATTAGGTAGCGTTATTCAATCAGTTGGGACAGCAATTGAGAGTGTAGGTAATGGAATAAGATTAGTATTTGAGGGAATTGGATCTGTAATTCAATCTGTAGGTACAGCCATTAAGTCAGTGCTTGAGGGATTAGGTTCAGCCTTTACTGGTTTTGGAAATGGAGTAAGATTGGCTCTTGAGGGAGTTGGAACTGTAATTACTTCAGTTGGTACTGCTATTCAATCAGCCTTACAAGGTGTGGCAAGTATTATTGATTCTGTTGGTAATGCTATTAAGTCAGCTCTTGAGGGTGTAGGTTCCGTGATTGAATCTGTAGGTAATTCAATAAAATCAGTATTAGAGGGTGTTGGAACAGCCTTTGAAAAATTCGGTAATGCAGTAAAAAATGTGTGTGACGGAGTTAAAGAAGTAATCGATTCAATCGGTGGCGCAATTAAGAATGTACTTGATGGAGTAGCGAACGTTATTAAAAGTATAGGTGAATCAGCTGAAAAAGCAGGTAACGGGTTTAGATTATTTGCCGAGGGTGTGAAGACACTTGTTGATTTAAGCTTAGGTGATTTAGTTGCTACATTAACGGCAACCGCAACTGGAGTAGGTGCAATAACGGCTCACGCTGGAGAAATGACAACGGCTGGAGTTGGTATGCAAACCATGGCAAGTGGATTATCAATGTTAGGTCAAGCAGCAACTTCTGTTCAAGGAGCATTTACTGCCTTACCAACATTAATCACAAGCTTAACTACTTCATTAAATGCTTTACCACCTATCTTAATTACAACTTCAACAGCCGTTCAATTATTTAGTACTAACATTACTACTTCATTAGCTGGACTTATGACTGCTAGTGGTTCAATAAGTGCTTTCAACAGTCAAATAACAAGCATTGGAACAGCAGTAAGTTCTGTTACTGTATCAATTGGTGCATTCAGT